TAGTTGTTACACTGTTGCCAGCTCAAGCGTCGTTTCGGCGACGCACCATGTATCGCTCGGTCCGGTAACCCGGACCACTCGCCGCATCCAGTAACACCCAGTAACGCCGCAAGCGCCTCGAGGCCAATCCGCCTCTGCCTTAAGAGCTGCCGCTCTTGAGACGGGGGCGTTTCTACATCTTCGAGGCGCCTTCATGAAGATCTTCGCTCCGCTGACCAAGGTCGATGTCGAGAAACGCGAGGTGTGGGGGCGGGCGACGCATGAGGTAGCTGACAAGTCCGGCGAGATCTTCGACTACGCCAGCTCGAAGCCGCTCTTCCAGGCATGGAGCGCCGAGTTCGAGAAGGTCACCGAGGGTAAGTCGCTCGGCAATATCCGCGCGATGCACGGGAAGGTCGCCGCCGGCAAGATCATCCACATCGATTTCAACGACGCCGAGAAGGCGATCGACATCGGCACGAAGATCGTCGACGACGCCGAGTGGCAGAAAGTCGTCGAGGGCGTTTACACCGGCTTCTCGATCGGGGGTTCCTACACGAAGCGCTGGAAGGACGGCGACCTGATGCGGTTCACCGCGCAGCCGGCCGAGACATCGCTCGTCGATAACCCGTGTGTGCCGACCGCGGTGTTCTCGATGGTGAAGGCCGACGGCACGACGGAAGAGAAGCACTTCCGCGATCCGGTCGAGCAGGTATGGCGCTGTGGCGCCGTCGACTGCTTCCACGCGACGAAGGCGGACGCGGCATCGCACCGCGCCGAAGCAGTCGAGAAGGCAGCGGCCGGAACGATCGAAGAGCCCGCAGATGCGCCGGCTGTGAAGTTCGCCGACGTCGAGAAGAGCGAATTCCCCATCGACACCGAAGAGCAGATCCGCGCCGCCTGGGCTGCGATGACGAAGGACTCATTGCCCGCGGTACGCGATCGCATCGTCACCGAGTGGAAGCACGTGATAGACGCCGCCGGGCCGCCGGTGGAGAAAGTCGAGAAGGGTCTGTGGTCCGTCGGCGATCTCGCCAACGCGCTGGCCACGATCGGCAGCATCGCAGGAAGCGCCGAGTGGGAATCGCAATACGAGGGCGACGGCTCGACGCTACCCGCGCAGCTCCGCGCATGGCTCGCAGAGGGCGCGCCACTGCTCGTCCAGATGGCGAGCGAAGAGTCACAGGAGCTCGTCGACAGCCTTGCCGAGATGGCGGACGCCGGCGACACCGCAGTTGTCGAGATTCTCGCCGACGCCGCGAAGGATGAGCTCGGGAAGAAGCTCGGGAAGGCCGGCGCGCGTAACTCCAAGTCCGACGCCTCGAAGATCCAGGGCATCCACGATTCCTCGATGGCGCTGGGCGCGTCGTGCCCCGCGAGCGACAAGGCGGCGAGCGACGAGCTCGCGAAACGCGCCGATGAGGTCACCGCGCTACAGAAGTCGTTCGACGACCTCACGGTCGAGAAGGCCGTGCTCATCGAGCGCGTGAAGACACTCGAAGCGATGCCCGCGCCGGCAAAGGCCGCGCTGCGCGCAGTCGAGAAGGCCGATGACAAAGACCTCGCGCTCAAGGCGACATCGGAGCTGGACGAGCAGATCGCCAAGGCAGCGACCCCGGAAGAGCGGGCGTACCTGGAGATCAAGAAGGCGCAGCGCAGTCCTATGCGGCTCCTCGCCCGCTAAACGAACCACCCAAGAACCACCGAGTCATTCCCCCGAACAACCACATACACGCATGACCGATCTGGAGTACCACCATGTCAGACACCAACGAAACGCTGCAGCTCGTGAAGGACGCGCTCTCAAAGCCGTCCGATGAGCTCTCGAAGACGATCAACACCAGCACCGGCTTGGTCGCGTTCGACCTCCAGGCGCCAGCGAAGAATCTCTACCCCGTCAACACGCCGATCCGGAACCGGATCCCGCGCGTCGGCGGCGGAGTCGGCGTCGCCACCAACTGGCGCCAGGTCTCGGCCATCATCGGCTCCGGCATCGGAGACGGCTCCGGCTGGGTGCCAGAAGGCCAGCGCTCCGCGCGCATGAGCTACAACACGGCCACCAAGGCCGCGTCCTTCGTGACGATGGGCGAGGAAGATCAGGTGACGTTCGAAGCGCGGAACGCCGGCAACGGGTTCGAGGACATCCAGGCGAAGATGGTCATGCGCCTGCTCCAGAAGATGATGCTGAAGGAAGAGTCCGCGATCATCGGCGGCAACGCGACGCTGGCACTGGGCACCACGCCCACGCCGTCGCTCGCCGCGGCCGGCTCGGGTGCGACACTGCCCGCGCTCACGTACTCCGTCATCTGCATCGCACTCACCTACGAGGGCTTCCGCAACTCGTCGCTGGCGGGCGGAGTCGCGACCTCGCAGCTCATCACGGGCGCGGACGGCCAGACGTTCACGTTGAACGGTGGCGCGGCGCAGAAGAGCGCAGCGGCCACGCAGGTCATCACGCTCGGCCAGATCCTCTCCTGCTCCGTCGCAGCTGTCAACGGTGCGGTCGCCTACGCCTGGTTCACCGGCGCGGCGGGCTCCGAGAAGCTCGAGGCGATCACCACGATCAACTCGGTGACGTTCTCCGCACCACTCGCCGGCACGCACCAGGCTGCATCGGCGATCACCGCAGCGGACAACTCCCTGAACGCGTCGTACGCGTTCGACGGACTCCTGACGTCGGCGCTCAAGGCGGGATCGGGCGCGTACGTGAGGTCGCTCGCGACCGGCGTCGCCGGCACGGGTACGGTGCTCACCGCGAGCGGGCGTGGCTCGGTCGTTGAGATCGACACCATGCTGCAGGCGATGTGGGATCAGTTCCAGGTCTCGCCCACAGTGCTCTTCTGCAACTCGCAGGAGATCAAGAACATCACCACGAAGGTGCTGACCGGTGCGAGCTCAGCTCCCCTGCTCCAGTTCTTCTCGGATCCCGCGAAGGGCATGGCGTCGCTGGTTGGTGGTGGCGCGATCGACTTCTACTACAACCCGTTCGCGATGGGCACCGGCTACAAGATCCCGATCATGATCCACCCGAACATCCCGGCCGGCACGATCCTGGGCTGGGCGGAGAACCTGCCCGCCCAGTACCAGAGCAACGAAGTGCCGAACGTCGCGGAAGTGAAGACCCGCGCGGACTACTACCAGATCAACTGGCCGCAGCGCACGCGGGCCCAGGAGGTCGGTGTGTACGCGGAGGAAGTGCTCGCGGTCTACGCGCCGTTCGCGATGGGCGTGATCTCCAACGTGGCGAACGGATAACCGTTCGCACGGCTCACGATGTAAGGCGTCGGCGCGGCTAGCACGGCGCGCCGATGTCGCTTTACCGCTTCACCCAGCACTACCCCTACTTCACTCCGAGGTCGTATGGCGAAGAAGACCGATCCGAATCTCCGGCCAGTCGCGCGTCCCGGCTTCACGATCCTCCAGGCGCCGGACGGCTGCACCAGCGCGTCCACCAACGGAGCGAGCTACGACGTCGGGAGCGATGGCACTGTGCAAGTGCCGTCCGATCAGGTGGCCACGCTCATCGAGAGCTTCGGCTTCGTCGATCTCTCGTCGAACTAGCCGGGGTCTGTCGTGCCCGCTGCGCAGGATCTGACGACGCTGGCGAACGCGAAGTCGTGGCTCTCGATCCCTGTGGGCACGACGACTGATGACGCGCTCATTCAGCGCCTCATCACCGCGATCTCGGTCGCGATCGCGGGCTACTGCTCGCAGGGCCTCGTCTCGCAGGCGTACACCGAAACGAGGAACGGCACCGGCGGCTCGCAGCTCATGCTCCGGCAGGGTCCGATCACCGCGGTCGCGAGCGTGACGATCGACGGCATCTCCATCCCCGCGCGCACCGCGCCGGGGCAAGCGGGCTTCTACTTCGATACCGATTTCCTATACGTCGACGGCTATTCGTTTACGCGGCCCGGCACGTCGCCGGCGCTCTATCTCCGGAGCTCGGGCGCTGGCGCTCAGAACGTCGTCATCGCGTACACGGCCGGATACACGCCGATCCCGGGCGACTTGGAGCAGGCGTGCATCGAGTTGCTCGCCGTGCGTTTCAAGTCGCGTGAACGGATCGGTATGAAGTCGAAGATGATGGGGCAGGAGACGATGGCGTACGACCTCACCGCGATTCCGGACTCGGTGAAATCGATGTTGCAGCAGCAGTACGTCCGCGTGGTGCCGAACCCATGATAGCAGTCACCGTCAAGGGCGACTCCGCGATCGAGTTCGAATTGAAGAATATGACGAACCGCGTGCACGAGGCGATCCGTCGCACGGTCACGCGCGAGTCGCTCTTGCTGCTCACGCTCGTGAAAGAGAAGCTGTCCGGCCCGGTGCTGAAGAACCGGACAGGCACGCTGCGCCGTTCGATCAATCGCCGGCAGACGGAGACGGCCGAGTCGATCGAAGCGACCGTGGGCACGAATCTTTCCTACGCCGCGGTGCACGAGTACGGCTTCGATGGCTCGGTGTCGGTGCGCGCTCACATGCGCCACATGACGCAAGCGTTCGGCCGGCCGTTGGCGACACCCGTCGAAGCGCAGGTCGGGGGTTACTCGCGCCACATGCACATGCCAGCTCGCTCGTTCTTGCGGTCGTCGCTTGCCGAACGTCGGGATAAGATCACGGCGGCGCTCGAAGCGGCGGTCGCCGGGGCGGTCAAGTGAGCACGCGCGAGGACATCTACTCGTCGCTTTGGGCGCTGTTGTCCGGCGTGCCGGGGTTCGTCATGTCGAGCCGCACGTTGCAGACGTGGGACGCGCTTTCGCCGACTGCGCAGATGCCCGCGCTCTTCATGATCCTGGGGAAAGAGTCGCAGGTCGTGGTGCGCGGCCTGCCGGCGATCTCGCATCTCATGCCCGAACTGTTCGTCTACGCGGCCACCGATAAGGTCTCTGGTGTATCGGCGGCAACGGTTCTGAGCGGCCTAGTGGACGCGGTCACCGCGGCGCTTGCGCCGGACGCGGCGACCGAAGAGCAGACCTTGGGTGGGCGCGTGTCGCATTGCCGTATCGAAGGCGACATAGCGATGGACGAGGGCGTGCTGGGCGACATAGCGATGGCGATCATCCCGCTCAAGATCGTCGCGGTGCTCACGCCGTTCTCAACGACCGTCGCTCGGATTGTCGTGACGCCCGCGACGTTCACGCTCGCGGTGGCCGCGACGCAAGCGCTCGCATTCACGCTCTACGACGCGGACGACAACGTGGTGACGGGCCGCGTGACGACGTACGAGAGCGCCGACGATACGATCGCGACGGTGGACGCTGCGGGGCTCGTGACCGGCGTGGCGGGCGGCGAGTGCGCGATCATCGTCCAGTGCGAAGGCGTGACGACGGCGAGCGTCGCCACGGTGACGAGCGAGGCGGCTGTGGCGCTCGTGATTATCTCGCCCACCGATTTCAGTCTCGACTTCGGTGCGACGCAGCAACTCACGATCGTCACGAAAGACGCGCAGGGCAACGTGCTCACCGGGCGCGCGATCACGTATCAGAGCACCGCGTCATCGAAGGTCGCGGTGAACTCGTCCGGTCTCGTCGCGGCGTCGGCGTCAAATGCCGGCGTGGCGGCGATCATCGCTACGAGCGAAGGCGTGAGTGGAGCGATCGCGGTGACGAGCGTCGATCCCTACGCAGCGTTCCTCGCATACGACTCGGTGACGCGCGCGGACAATCCATCGTCGCCGGGGTCTGCTACGGAGAAGGGCGGCGCGTGGACTGTGCTCTCTGGCACCGGATGGGGCGTCAGCGGAGGCAAACTCGTTTGCGCTGGTGCGTCTGCCGGGCTCATTCAACTCGGGTCGAAGGTTGACCCGACGCTGCAAGCTGATGTAGGCGGAGTCTGGACGGCGC